GTCGGATGAAGGCAGGTTTCTTGACACTGTTAGGAATAACGCCAAGAACTTCGCATCTACAGTCTCTCTTAGCAGCGAGTCGAAGCATAAAGTCATCATCATCGATGAAGCAGACAATACCACTCCCGACGTACAACTCCTTCTTAGAGCGAGTATTGAGGAGTTCAGTGGAAACTGCAGATTCATTTTTACCTGCAATTACAAAAACAAAATCATCGAACCCCTCCACAGCAGATGTGCTGTTGTCGAGTTCTCTATCAAAGGAAAGCAAAAAGCAGACATCGCAACATGCTTTTTCAAACGTCTTAACACAATATTGCAAAGAGAAGGAATAGAAGCAGATAAGAAAGTCCTTGCTGAACTTATTAACAAACACTTTCCTGACTGGAGGAGAGTTCTTAATGAGTGCCAGAGATACTCTGTGGGAGGAAAGATAGATAGTGGTATACTTGCCCACTTTAGTGATGTAAAAGTAAATGATCTCATTAAAAACCTCAAGGAGAAAGATTTTTCGGAAGTACGTAAATGGTGTGTCAATAACTTGGACAATGATCCTACTGTACTTTTGCGTCGCATTTACGATAGTCTCTACACTTCCCTTGTCCCTCGCTCCATTCCTGCTGCTGTCCTTATTATTGCTAAGTACCAATATCAGATTGCGTTTGTTGCGGATCAAGAAATAAATATGTTAGCATGTTTAACAGAACTAATGGTGGAGTGTGAATTCAAATGAACCAACCTATGATTTTTCTATCAAAACCTTCAGTGTATAATCTTCCAGGAACATGGGAGAAACAAGATGATGTTCTTATTCAACACTTAAATCTTACACCTGATCAAGGATTAATTTTATTCTTTGGTTTAGTATTAGGTGGTTTGGTTGCGTATGGAATCTATCTTACATTCGGACCAGGCAAAACCAATTTGAAAGATCAGATTGACGAGCATGCTAAAATGCATGAACTAGGCATTGCACATGGACACGGTGGCAACAAAGATGCATATGAGATGTCTGGTAAACTTAAACACACACATGATGAAGAAAAATGATTACTAAAGAAAAACAAAGAAATCAAGTTAAATCAAAATTTTATTACATCTTTTGGGGTGTAGCAACAGTATCAGTTGTATTAGGTCAACTATATGTTGGATCTGGATATAGAATCTTTGCCAGATCTTTAGGTAGAATCTTTGATGCTATTGAAGTAGAAGTTAGGAATGATTTTAATGAACCAAGGTTCTACTAAATGACACTAGAAGATTGTTTTTTTATCTCTTTAATATATCTTGAAGAATTTGTAAAAAGAACACTAATAGGGTTATACTATACATGGCAAAAATTTGATTATTGGAATTTTAATCGGAAGTTACCGAAATGAAATCATTGAAAACCCCTCTTCGTTATCCTGGTGGTAAGTCTCGTGCTTGCACCAAAATGGATCAATATTTTCCAGACTTAAGAGAGTATACAGAATTTCGTGAACCATTTCTTGGAGGTGGATCTGTTGCTATACATGTAAGTAAAAAGTATCCACATTTAAAGATTACAGTTAATGATCTTTATGAACCATTGATTAACTTCTGGACACAGTTACAGCAGTTTGGTGGTGAATTAACTGATAAGTTAATAGATTATAAAGTAAAATATCCCAATCCTCTTAAAGAATTGCGAAAGGAAAAGGATACAAAATTTCCTGCTAAAAAACTGTTTCTTGAATCTAAAGAAAAGATCAATGATAGAAGTATAGATGATATAGAAAGAGCAGCAGCATTTTATATTGTAAATAAATGTTCGTTTAGTGGTTTGACCGAGAGTTCATCTTTCTCAAGACAAGCATCTGTTTCTAATTTTTCTATGAAGGGAATAGAAAAGTTGACAGGATATTCAGAGATAATTTCTCATTGGCATATTAATCAGTATTCATATGAATATTGTTTTAGAACAGATATACATGACGGATTGTTTATGTATTTGGATCCTCCTTATGATATTAAAGATAATCTGTATGGTAAAAGTGGTTCAATGCATAAAGGATTTGATCATGATAAGTTTGCAGAAGATTGTAGTCAGAGTAAAGTAGATCAGTTGATTAGTTATAATTCAGATCAACTTGTCAAAGATAGGTTTACTGGGTTACAATGGAATGCAGCAGAGTTTGATTTAACATACACCATGAGGTCCGTTGGTGAATATATGAGAGAACAAAAAGAAAGAAAAGAACTTTTACTTTTTAACTATGGAATTAAAGGATTGGCTTAACTCTATAAATTTTAATAAGCAGAATCTTATTGAAGAAGATCCTTCTACAATAAAGGATTATCCCCCATACATTATCAATCGTTGTTTGTCAGGTCATCTTGATTGTATTATGTTTGCTAATGAAATGAATAAATATTCTTTCATTGATAAAGACATGCAATATTCCTTTTATCTAAATAGTCTCAGGAAAAAGAAGAGATTCAGTCCCTGGCTCCGTAAGGATAAAGTCACAGACCTCGAAATCATCAAACAATACTATGGTTATAGTAACGAAAAGGCATCTAATGCTTTGAAAATATTAACCCCTGAACAAATTAATTTTATTAAACAACGACTTGATACTGGAGGAATGAAATGACTACTACGGTAGAACCTGAAGTTAAGTGGTCGCAAGACCAAATGGTAGAGGTACTTCTAAACGAACCAGATGACTTCTTGAAGGTTAGGGAAACACTTACGAGAATTGGTGTAGCATCAAGAAAGGAAAAAAAATTATATCAATCATGTCATATCTTACATAAACAAGGAAGATATTACATAGTGCATTTTAAAGAACTCTTTGCACTGGATGGTAAACATGCTAATCTCACTTCTAATGACGTACAGCGTCGAAATCGCATTACTAGGTTACTTGCTGATTGGGGACTTATCTCTGTAGTAAAGTCAGAATCTGTTTCTGATATTGCTCCACTCAATCAAATTAAAGTTTTATCTTATAAAGATAAGGGTGATTGGATACTAGAACAGAAGTATAATATAGGAAAGAAGGGAAAGACGCAGGAAACCGAATAAAAAACTACGGGGTTCAACACCCCGTTTTTTTGTGCTTGTTGTATAATTAGTTATGTCGCCGTAAGGGACACAATTCACACTCGCTTAACAAGGAGCCATTATGACTAACCTAGCAAGATACCATGCTGCTAATCTTCCAGATCTTTTAGATAAGATTACCAAGAACAGTATAGGAATGGATGATTATCTGAATAATTTCTTCAATTCAGAACTTCCACAATCAAATTATCCACCATATAATTTAATTCAGGTAAATAATGTTGAGTCTCGTTTAGAGGTTGCACTCGCAGGATTCTCTAAAAAAGAAATCAATGTTTACACTGAATATGGAAAACTTTACGTCCAAGGTAAGAAGGAAGAAAAAGAAACTACATCCGAGTACCTCCATAAAGGATTGGCTCAACGAAGTTTCTCACGAGTATGGACTATCTCCGACGATACAGAGGTACGATCCGTTTCATTCAAAGACGGACTCCTAGTAGTAGAACTAGGAAAAATAGTTCCAGAGCATCATGCTCGTAAAGATTTTTTATAGGAGGTTACTATGAAACTCACATCTCCTTTCAGCGTAATTAAAAACGCTATCAGCGACATTAAGAGAGTTCCTAAAGAATCCTTTTGGGAAAAAGAATGTCGAAATCACCCAACTAATCCACATTGTTTAGTTTATTGTGATTAAACTATTAAGAGGGTCTTTACAGACCCTCTTTTTATTGCTATGATACTTGAAGGTTATTCTATGATATGACTGAAAGAAATTGGGATGATCCTCTTGATTTTAAAGAAGAGGGAATTGTATTAGATTATAAAACTGCTGGTGTTGATATAGATGCTGGTAATTATTTTGTAGAAAAAATTAAACCGCATATAAAATCCACTTATAGACCAGAGGTCATGGGTGGATTTGGTGGTTTCAATGGTATGATGAGGATACCTTCTGGGTATGAAAGTCCTATTCTAGTTTCTGGAACTGATGGTGTGGGAACCAAAGGTATGTTAGCAACATTATTTGGTAGAGATTATGATATTGGTATAGATCTTGTTGCAATGTGTGTGAATGATGTAATAACTTGTGGAGCACAACCTTTATATTTTCTTGATTACATTTCATGTCCTATAGTTGATAATAATAAAAGAATAACAGAAGTGGTTGCAGGTATCGCTGATGGATGTCGTCAGGCAGGTTGTGCTTTAATTGGTGGAGAAACAGCAGAACATCCTCAAAGAAATGCAGTCACAACTGAATATGATCTTGCTGGATTTTGTACAGGTGTTGTAGAGGAGAGTGAAATTATTGATGGCAAACTTATCAATCCAGGTGATGTAGTGATTGGTATAGAGAGTAATGGTGTTCATGCTAATGGATTTAGTTTGATTCGTTACCTTACAACTCGTCATCATATAAAGGTAGCAGATCATCCAGAGTTACTTAATCCAACTAGAATTTATGCTTCTTTGGTTAGTGACTTGGTAAAAGAGTTTCCCATTCTAGGCATGGCACACATTACAGGTGGAGGTCTTTCTGAAAATCTTCCAAGATGTCTTCCTAGAACTGGATTGGATGTTAAGGTTGATTATAACTCATGGAAGAGACCTGATATTTTCAAATTAATTCAAGATAAAGGTAATGTCAATGAAGAGGAAATGAGAAGAATATTTAATCTTGGTATTGGATATTGCTTGATTGTTCCCCCTGAAGTTGAAGTTGATACTTTACTAGCAATAGATGGTCATGGATTCAAGTCTTGGACAATTGGAGAAGTTGTGCTAGAATAGTATTAGGTAAGTTTATGTTATGTCAATTAAACTAATTCTCCTTAAATCTGGTGAAGATATTATATCTGATGTATCAGAAATGGCAATGGGTGAAGGAGACAGTAGAAAAGTTATTGGGTATTATCTAAATAGACCTTGTGTTGTTAAGATGAGAAACCCTAATGTTCTTCCCGAAGAACAGGAAGGTAATACTCAAAAAGCGGGATATGAGGTTTCTCTTTTCCCTTGGATTCCTCTTGCTAAAGAGGATAATATTCCTATCCCTGCTGACTGGATGATTACTATGGTAGAACCAGTCTCTAAACTAAAAGAAATGTACATTGAGGACATCGTAGAACATGGAAAAGGTAATCAAAGTTCTGGCACTATCGAACAACCATCTGATAATAGCGGAAGTTGAAGAGGTAGGTTCTGCTGATATAGGAGAACCTGATTGTAAACTAGTAAATCCATTTGTGATTAACACAGAGAGTGGTCAAACTATTCTTGAACCATTCTTAACAAGTGTCACAAGAGATACCACATTCATGATGGGATCTGATAAGATACTTACATTGGCAGAACCAACTCCAACTTTACTTGAAAAATATCTAGACCTTACTAAAGAATGAAATTCTACACCAATGTCCAACTAATCGGAAACCAGTTTCTGGTTCGTGGAGTTGAGAATGGTAGAAGGTATGAACATCGTGATGAGTTCTTTCCGACTCTATTTGTCAAATCTAAAAAAAATCTAAAGACTAAATATAAAACGTTGAGTGGTGAAGCAGTTGAAGCAATCAATCCAGGCACAGTACGAGAATGTCGTGACTTCTATAAGAGATACGAAGATGTTGAGGGATTTGAGATATATGGGAATGACAGGTATATCTATCAATATATTTCGGACAAATACCCAGAGGATGAAGTCAAGTTTGACATATCTCAAATTAAGCTTGTTACTTTGGATATTGAAACTACGTCTGAGCAAGGTTTCCCTAATGTG